TCAAAGTAAGAGACGCAACCGACTACATCATCATTCACTCCACCGGCCACACCGACGACATTGGATCATACGAGATCCGTCGAGCACACCTTGCGAAGGGTTGGCTCGATATTGGTTACCACTTCGTAGTCCGCCGCAATGGCCTGATCGAACAAGGCCGCATCGAACACGCGCCATCTGGCTTCGTACCTAAGGAATCCGTGGCTATCTGCCTCGTTGGTTCCGAAGAGATCACCGATGCTCAGGCCCTGTCTCTCCGCTCACTACTTATCGAATTGATGGCTGAGTACCCAAACGCAGTCATTCAACCCAAATGTAAATTCACAAATTTCAACTTTCAAGGAGAAGACCCAAATGGAACCAATGCCAATCATGCCCCCGACGACTCACACTCAGGCGTTCGCAGTGGCGAACCATCTGAATGACCGTGGCTCGCTCAGCTTCAACGAAGCCTTCCTTCAGCACAAGGTCACGTCGCTGACGAAGGTCATGTCCGTGCTTCAGACGAAGTACAACTTCCCTATCGAGAAGCAATGGCGTGAAGACGAGACCGGCAAACGGTACGTCCGCTATTTCCTCGTTGGAAAGGTGGCGGCGTAATGCACAAGGGCACGGACTCAACCTGCGTAGGCCATGAGCCGTGCCCAAAGTGCGGCTCATCCGACAACCTCGCCCGCTACAACGACGGCCATGCGTATTGCTTCGGCATCGGCTGCGAATACTACGAACAAGGAAACGGAACGTTCACGAAACGTGAACACACAAGGAGTCTGAACATGGACCTGATCACTGATGGTGTGTACGCAGACCTCACGAAGCGTGGGATCTCTGAGGACACCTGCCGACACTTCGGCTATACCAAGGGCAAATACAAAGATCGCCCATGCCAGATCGCCAACTATCACGACGCGGCTGGCCTGCTCGTTGCACAGAAACTGCGGTTCGCTCCTGATGCCAACGGCAAAAAGCAATTCATGATCACCGGAGACATCAACAAGGCGAGCTTCTTCGGATCTCAACTGTTCGGCAAAGGAAAGATGATCGTCATCACTGAAGGCGAGATCGACGCGCTGTCAGTCGCACAGATCCAAGACTGCAAGTGGCCGGTCGTGTCCATCCCCACAGGCGCTGCCGGTGCCAAGAAGTCCATCGTGAAGAACCTTGAGTACCTCGCGAACTTCGAGCAGGTCGTGTTGATGTTCGACAACGACGAGACAGGACAACTGGCCGCTGCGGAGTGCGCTGAAGCCCTCGGACCCAATCGCTGCAAGATCGCCACGCTTCCTCTCAAGGACGCCAACGAAATGTTAATGGCGAACCGATCCGGCGAAGTGATCCAAGCGATGTGGAACGCTCGACCTTACCGCCCTGAAGGTGTGAAGGCTGGTGCTGACCTCTTCGAGTTGGTGATGACCAAAGACAACTCATCGTCGGCAATCCCTTACCCGTGGAACGCCCTCAACGAGAAGACGTACGGCCTCCGCACGAATGAGATCGTCCTCTTCACTGCCGGTTCCGGCGTGGGCAAGAGCGCCATCGTTCGAGAGATCGGCTACTACCTCGCCCAGGAGCACAACCAGAACGTCGGTTGGATCATGCTTGAGGAGAACACCCGGCGCACTGCGCTTGGGATCATGTCACTGCACAAAAGCCTGCCGCTTCACATCCCGAAGTACCGGGAGACAGTTGACGACGCGGAGATGCAACGCTTGTTCGCAGAGACCCTCGGCACCGGAAGACACTTCATGCTGGACCGCAAGGGTGACTCCGACGTTGACACCCTCTGCAATCGCATTCGTTACCTCGTGGTTGGCCTTGGTTGCCGATGGGTCATCCTTGATCACATCAGCATCATCGTGTCAGGCATGGAAGACGGCGACGAGCGCAGGCTGATCGACAACATCATGACTCGCCTCGCGAACCTCGTCGAAGAACTTCCCTTCGGTCTGATCATGGTCTGCCATCTGAAGAGACCATCAGGCACCGGCCATGAGAACGGCGCGGAGACTTCCCTCTCTCAGCTTCGTGGCTCTCACGCCCTCGCTCAACTCTCACACATGGTCATCGGCACAGAGCGTGACCAGCAAGGCGACATGTCGCACGTCTCCACAGTGCGCGTGCTGAAGAACCGATTCAGCGGCGACACAGGCGTCGGCTGTTACCTGGCTTACGAACGTGAACAAGGTCGTCTGTATGAGACCGATCCTGCATTCATCGAACAGAAGGACCAAACGCCAACAGAAGGAGGACAAGATTTTTGAGAACATTCACCGGCATCATCGTCGATCTCTTCGACATCCAGACGAAAGACATCGTCATCGAAGACATTGCACATGCACTCTCACAACTCTGCCGGTTCAACGGACACACGCTGCGTCATTACTCAGTGGCGCAGCACTCCGTAATCGTGAGCCGCTTGGTTCCTGCCAACATTGCACTTGAAGGTTTGATGCACGATGCAGAGGAAGCCTACACAGGCGACATGCAAACCGACCTGAAGCACTCAGGGCGTATACATGAGTTCTGCAATCTCGGAGATTTGATTCAACTCAGGATCTTCGACCGCTTCGGTCTCGACAACTCTTCTGAAGTCCATCACAAGATCAAAGAGTCAGACACACTGCTTTGCGAGTTCGAGAAGGAGTCCTTGTTCAAGTTCGCCACATCCAACGTCATCGAGCCTCTGTCCGCAGTAGACGCTGAGAAAGAGTTCCTTGCTCGCTTCACCGAACTGTTCCGTCTGCGCCACGCAGCGTAAGTCCCCAATCACATAACCATCACATAAAAACCAAGGAGGCCCTTCGTGGGCAAACGCCTGCTCGCTTACGACATCGAGACCGATGGGTTCCTCGACGTCATGACACGCATCCATTGCATCAGCGTCCGCGACATCGAAACGAAAGAAGAATGGTCGTTCGCTGATCGCCGTCAGACGGATCGTTACCCTGACATCACAGATGGCCTGGACATGCTGTCTCAGGCCGACGAGATCACCGCTCATAACGGGATCAACTTCGACTCGTGCGCTATTCAGAAGCTCTACCCGCAGTGGACGTACAAGAAACATCTCGACACGATGGTCGTCAGTCGTGCGTGGTTCAGCGACATCAAGAAGTACGACTTTAAAAACTTCCGTCGCCAGAAGTTTCCCCCGTGGCTCCTCTTCGAGCCCCACTCGATTGAATCGTGGGGCTGGCGTCTTGGTCACCACAAGGGAACCTTCGAAGGCCCATGGGACCACTGGACGGTGGAGATGCACGAGTACATGCGTCAGGACACCGTCGTCCTTCTGCATCTGATCGAGCACTTCGCATCTCTCAACATTCCTTCACTGATCGTGGAGACCGAGTTGGAAGTTGCCGACTGGCTCCGAACGCAGCGCCTCAACGGATTCAAGTTCGATGTCAAGAAAGCCGTTGACCTCTACGCTGCCCTTCAGCCGATCCGAGAGAACCTCGCGCAGCCGCTGAGGGAACGATTCGGATTCTGGTACGCAGCCGATGGCAAGGTGAAGACACCGAAGCGCACGGCCAACTACAAACGAGAGCACCTTCCGGCAGACGCCCGAGAGATGTACACCGAGGGCGCTACGTTCACGAAGCTGAAGAAGGTTCTATTCAATCCCGGCTCACGGGATCACATCGCTCGTGTGTTGACGAAACGTTATGGTTGGGTGCCAGAAGAGTTCTCTGACTCTGGCAGTCCAAAAGTTTCTGACGACATTATTTCATCCCTTCCTTACGACTGTGCGCCAGACCTCACGCGCTATCTAATGCACGCGAAACGCATCGGCCAGATTGCCGAGGGCGACCAAGCGTGGCTGAAGTGCGTAACAGCCGAGGGCTTCATTCATGGAAACGTAAACCAGTCCGGTGCCGTAACACACCGCGCAACACATTCCAAACCGAACGTGAGCCAAGTCCCAACAGTGGAGATTGGCAAGGACGGTCACCCGCTGCTTATGGAGGCGGGCCTCTACGGATGGGAATGCCGCGAGTTGTGGACTGCACCGGATGGATGGGTACTCATGGGTGCCGATGCCTCTGGTCTGGAACTCCGCTGCCTCGGACACTTCATGGCGAAGTACGACAACGGAGCATACATCGACCTCGTTCTCAATGGCGACATTCACACCGTCAATTGGGAAGCAGGTAAGCCCTATCTGAAGTCACGGTATCAGGCCAAGCGATTCATCTACGCATTCCTCTATGGTGCCGGTGATCGCAAACTCGGCTCGATATGCAGTCCTCAGGCTTCGGAAGAAGAACAACGAAGCATCGGAAAGAAACTCCGCGCTGCGTTCCTTAGAAACGTCCCTGCACTTGGTGCTCTAGTGGAAGCCGTCCAACTCGCCACGAAGCAACGTGGTTGGTTCAAGCTGCCCACTGGTCACATCGTTCCCGTCCGCCATCAGCACGCTGCTCTCAACTCTCTTCTACAAGGGACCGGCGCTGTCATCTGCAAACGTTGGATCTATCACCTGAGTCGTGCGCTGAAAGCCGAAGGGCTCAAGCCAGGATGGAATGGTGATTACTCTCCGTGCGTTTGGTCTCACGATGAAGTTCAGGTCGCAGTACGCAAGGTAGTCCATCACAGTCTAGCTGATCGCATCGGACAGATCACAACCTCGATCTTTCCAACCATCACTCAAGAACTCAACTTCCGCTGTCCGCTGGCCGGTGAATACAAGATCGGCCAAACGTGGGCACACACACATTAAAGGAGAAGAACAAATGACTACACAGACCGCAGAGGAAGCAATCGCTCTTCTGAAGAGAACACGTGATGGTGAGATCAAACAGGCGCGTGACATTGCCGATGAATTGATCTCTGTGAACAAGTCAACCACGGTGTCAGAAGTTCACGCTGAGATGGCCCGACGTGGATTGATAGACCCTGCGATTCCTAATTTCTGGTTGGGGGCTGTTTTCAGAACACCAAAGTATCAATTCACAGGTGAGTTCAAATCGGGAATACCGGGGTACGGTAATAACCACACACCACATGCAGTGAAAGGATGGAAATGGAAAAACTAACCCTGCTCCTCGACGGAGACGTGTTTGCGTTTCAAGCCGCAATCCTGTCTCAAACCGCTATCCAGTGGGACGACGAGGTCTGCACGTTGCAGGGAAACTTCGCTGAAGCCAAGACCCGATTCGATGACCGCATTCAATGGATCACTGAGAAGCTGAAAGCTGACTCACTGATCATTGCCTTGTCGGATCTCGGATCGGGTTACTTCCGCAGAAGCATCCTCCCCTCATACAAGCAGAACCGTGCGAGCACGATGAAACCGATCATGCTCCGCACGATGCGCGAGTACATCATCGAGAACTACAACACCAAGCTGAAGCCTGAGCTTGAAGGCGATGACGTTCTCGGCATCCTCTCTACTCACCCCACTCTCGTTCCTGGTCGCAAATGGATCGTATCCGAAGACAAGGACATGAAGACCCTCCCCGGAACGTTCGCCAGAATCGACCGGAAGAACCACGCTGTCGAGATCATGAAGATCGACGAGAGCGAAGCGGACTTCTGGTTCATGTATCAAACCCTCGTGGGCGATACCTCCGATGGTTACAAAGGCTGCCCGAAGGTTGGCCCGGTGAAAGCTGCAAAGATCCTCAACGACCTCGCGCCAGAGATAGCTGAGAAATACAGCGTGTCTCTTCCCGTTGCTCGATGGTGTGCTGTTGTTGACACCTACCTGAAAGCTGGCCTCACCGAAGACGACGCACTCATACAGGCGCGTGTGGCACGCATCCTACGCCACACCGACTACGACTTCAAAACTAAGCAACCGATTCTATGGACGCCGCCTGTCCTACCGCAGAAAGGAACAAATGCCGAAGACAAGACTACGCCCGCTGTCAGCGGAAACGCAGCGACGACGTGAAGTGAACACCTCGTTCAATCGCCGGTTCGCAATGGCGATGGCTAAGATCCGAGCAAAGGTGGTCGAGCTAACGCTGACCGTACAACCCGGCGAGCGAATCAAGATGTCCGACCGCACATACGAAGTCCACAAGGACAGATCATGGAGACGAGTAGCATGAACGAAAGCGACAACGTCAAGAACCCCGCACACTACACGCAGTTTGAGATGCAACCAATAGAGTTCATCCAAGCGAACCTTGGTGTGCTCGATCCATTCCAGGCGAACATCATCAAATACGTTTGCCGGTTCCGCATGAAGAACGGCCTCGAAGACCTGAACAAAGCTCAGGAGTATCTCGACCGTTTAAAAGCGGAATGGCTCAGGCAGAACCCACCGGCAAAACCCGCGCCAACGACGGACGTCTTCCGCGCAATCGACGGTGACCGATCAACCGCTATGGACGCCGAGCGCGTCACGGTGGACGCCGAACGTCGCCACATTGATTCAGATCGCAGCATCGACAACTAACCTCCTCTAACCCCAAGTCCTTCTATGTGTTGCCAAGTACTCTCCACATAGAAGGACCTTTTTTAATGCAAAGGAGCTTCCTTGAACCCCAACGAAACCCTTGATATTGAACAAGATACACAGTTTGACGACTTCCCTCCGATCAACGAAGCCCTCATCACCGCTCTCGAACGGCGCATGCCGGAACGGTGGCCGAACGTCGATATGCCCGACAGGGACATCTGGTTTCGCGCCGGTCAGCACGAGGTCGTCGCCTTCCTGAAGTTCGTCTTGAAAACCCAACGTTCCTCTGCTCCAAAGGACAACCTCTAATGTGCTCAGGTAAAGGCCCACAGCCCATCGCAAACAACACGACGCCCGACATCTCCAATTGGTCACCCCAAAAGATCCAGGAGTTCCTCGTGAAATACCCCACGCTCGCCAAAGCGCAGAGCGGGAACACAGGGGCCACGAGGCTCAGTCTCGGATTCAACCCGACCGACGTCTGGAGTCAGGTTGCGACGAGTGCATCTGGCAAGGAGTTCCTTGCAGTCCACGGTGCCGCCCGTCGTAAAGCCGGTGACGCAACCGAGGCCGACGACATCGCTGCATTCCTCCAGGGAGCAGACCCGACAAAGATCACGCGCCTGCCGACACTGCCTCCACCGAAACCATCGGAGGGTGCGTCGTCAGTTTCACGCGCCGACATTTCAAACAACATGGCTGGCAACAACTCTCTCCGCATTCCGCTAGTGAGTAAACCCACCACGCCTCGACTTCCCAAAATATAGGAGGGCCTCTTGGCCGACACATCGGAAATCAAATACCCCGCTGGTTCCGCTGCGGCCATGTACGAAGCCGCATCCAAAGACCGCGAGCCTTATCGCAAGAGAGCAGAAGAAGCCGCCTCACTGACGATCCCGTCGATCATGCCGCCTCTCGGCTCGACCGGATCAACAGTCCTTCGCACTCCATTTCAAAGCGTGGGCAGCCGTGGTGTGAAGAACCTCGCCGCGAAGTTGCTGCTCGCCCTCCTGCCGCCGAACAGTCCGTTCTTCAG